CTCAAAAATGCCATGCCGATCACTCCAGTATCCCCTGCTGCCAGCAGCCAAGGGGAACGTGTCACATGGGTCAGTTCTCAATGAAAATTATGCCCCTACCCGGGTCACTTCTGGGTGGAAATCAACAGGGTTGTGAGCCAGATCGACGGGCGACCGGTCTATGGCGGCACGCCGTCGGACGCGAGCATCGTGCAGGCCATTCAGGAGCTTCGGGCACGGGGCAAGCGGGTGACCTTCTACCCGTTCGTGATGATGGATATTCCACCCGGCAACACGAAGCCCAACCCCTACAGCACCAACGCCGCCGGTGTCGGCCAGAGCGTGTTCCCCTGGCGGGGCCGGATCACCTGCTCGCCCGCCGCCGGTTACGCGGGATCGCCGGACAAGACCGCCGGGGCGGCTACGCAGGTCGCGGCCTTCTTCGGATCGGCCTTGAGGACGCAGTATTCGATCAGCGAAACGACGGTGACCTTCACCGGATCGCCCAGCGACTGGGGCCTGCGGCGGATGATCCTGCACTATGCCCACCTTTGCGCGGCGGCGGGCGGGGTCGATGCCTTCCTGATCGGCACCGAGATGCGCGGCCTGACCCAGATCAGGAGTGCTGTTGGCACCTATCCGGCCGTCACCGCCTTCCAGACGCTGGCGGCCGATGTGCGTGCGATCCTCGGGGCAGGCACGAAGATCAGCTATGCCGCCGACTGGTCGGAATACTTCGGCCACCAGCCGCAGGACGGCACGGGCGACGTGTATTTCCACCTCGACCCGCTCTGGGCGGACGCGAACATCAACTTCGTGGGCATCGACAACTACATGCCGCTGTCGGATTGGCGCGACGGCGACCAGCACCTCGACGCGCTCGCCTGGCCCGATATCCACGACCGCGCCTATCTGCAGGCCAACATCGCGGGCGGCGAGGGCTTTGCGTGGTTCTACGCCTCCGACGCCGCCCGCGCGGCGCAGACCCGGACGCCGATCACCGACGCAGGAGCCGGCAAGCCCTGGGTCTTCCGCTACAAGGATGTCCGCAGCTGGTGGAGCAACCCGCACTATAACCGCCCGGGCGGCACCGAGAGCGGATCGCCCACTCCTTGGGTGCCGCAATCGAAACCGATCTGGTTCACGGAAATCGGCTGCCCGGCCATCGACCGCGGATCGAACCAGCCGAATGTCTTCGTCGATCCGAAGTCGTCGGAGTCCTTCGCACCGCACTTCTCGCGGGGCTGGCGCGACGATGCGATCCAGCGGGCTTATCTCGAGGCCTCGTGGCTGTACTGGGGCAACGCGGCGAACAACCCGACGTCGGGCGTTTACGGCGCGCCGATGCTGAATCTGGCGGAATGCGCCGCCTGGACCTGGGACGCCCGACCGTACCCCTTTTTCCCGGCTCTGTCGAATATCTGGGCGGATGGGGCCAACTGGCGGCTCGGCCACTGGCTTACCGGGCGGCTCGGCGCTGTGTCGCTGGCCGCACTGGTCCGCGCGCTCTGCACCCGTGAGGGCCTGTCCGTCGCGAGCATCGACGTCTCGGGCCTCTGGGGCGCGGTCGAGGGCTATGTGATCTCGGCACTGGAAAGCCCGCGGACCTCGATCGATGTGCTGGCGCGCCACTTCGGTTTCGACGCGGTCGAAAGCGAGGGCAAAGTCCGCTTTGTGATGCGGGGCCGTGCGCCGGTCCTGTCGGTCACGCCCGATGGCATGGTCGCGGGCGAAGGTAGCACCGGCGAACCACTGGAAATCGTCCGCGCGCAGGAATCCGAACTGCCGCAGGCGCTGAAATGGACCATCGCGCGGGCCGACGAGGACTATGACGCCGCGATCGTCGAGGCGCGCCGGATCACGGTCGACAGCACCCGGATTACCGCCGAGGCCTTTGCCATCGCGGTGCCGCCCGAGGAAGCCGAACGCCGCTGCCGCCGCGCGCTGGTCGAGGCCTGGGTGGGGCGCGAGACGGCGACTTTCCGGCTGCCGCCGTCGCGCCTTGCCCTCGACCCCTGCGATGTGGTCGGCCTCGTGATCGACGGGCGGACGCTGCAGATGCGGATCGCCCAGACGGCGGATGCGGATGCCCGAACGCTGGACTGCGTCCGGCAGGACCGCGAGGCCTATGATCTGCCGCCCGGCGAGCCGCGCCTGGCGTCCATCGCGCGCCCGGTGGTCTTCGGCGCGCCCGTGGTCGAATTCATGGACCTGCCGCAGCTGCGCGAAGACGTGCCCGCGCATCGGCCCTATCTCGCTGCCGATGCAGCACCCTGGCCGGGGGCGCTGGGCGTGTATCGCAGCCCGGCGCTGGACAGCTTCGCCTTTCTGACCGGCGTCGATGGGCGCGCGCGGATGGGCAGGCTCGCCTCCGCGCTGTTCGCGGGCCCGGTGAGCCTCTTCGATCTGGGCAACTCGGTGCTGGTCGATCTGGCCTATGGTACGCTCGGAAGCGTGACCGACCTCGATGTGCTGGGCGGCGCGAATGCCTTCGCGGTGGAAAGTGCGCCGGGAACTTGGGAAATCCTGCAGGCTGCGACCGCCGAACTTGTCGCGCCGGGCCGCTACAGGCTCTCGCGCCTCCTGCGCGGGCAGCGCGGCACGGAATACGCGATGGGCAACCCCGCGCCCATCGGCGCGCGGATCGTGGCGCTGGACGATCTGATCGTCCCGCTGCCCATCGCCGAGGCGGAGATCGGGCTGGCCTGGAACTGGCGTGTCGGCCCGGCCTCGCGCGGCGTCAGCGATCCGACCTACGCCGCAGAGGCGTTCACGCCAGCCGGGCGCGGCCTCGTGCCCTTCGCGCCGGCGAACGTCGAACAGCCCTGGCGGACCGGGCGGCTGCCGGGCGACCTGACGATCCGCTGGGTCCGGAGAAGCCGCGATCTGTCTGCCGACGCCTGGGAAATCGGCGAACCGCCGCTGGCTGAGACGTCGGAAGCCTGGGAGGTGGAAATCCGGGACGGCGCGACGCTCAAGCGCACGCTTTCCTCGGGCACGACCTCCGCCCTCTACAGCGCCGCAGCGCAGATCGCCGACTTCGGCGCGGTCCTCGGACCCGGCCAGTCCTTCACCGTCCACATCTACCAGCTATCCGCCCAGCTCGGGCGAGGCACGCCTGCAATCGTCACCCTGTTCACCTGAGGGCCTCCCATGCCGAACCCGACCAGCAACCTCGCGCTGCCGCAAATCCTGTCGGCGCAGGCGCAGAAACACGTCACGCACAACGACGCCCTGCGCCTGCTCGACGGGATGGTGCAGATCGGTGTCCTGAGCCGGGTTCTGACCGCGCCACCGGGATCTCCGGCGGAGGGCGACCGCTACATCGTGGCCAGCGGGGCGACCGGCCTCTGGGCGGGCTGGGACCTGAACGTCGCCTTCTGGACCGACGGGGCATGGCTGCGTCTCGTGCCCCGGCGCGGCTGGGTGGCCTGGAGCGTGGCGGACGCAGGCCTCTACGTCTGGAACGGCACGTCCTGGACGCCGGTAGGCGGCGGCATTTCCGACGGCGACAAGGGCGATGTGGTCGTCTCAGGCGGCGGATCGGTCTGGACTCTCGACCCGGCGGCGAACATCGTGGTCAACCGGGTGGGCGCAGGCGGTGCGACTCCGGATGCGACCAACCGGTTGTCGGTGAACAGCCCCGCCGTGCTTCTGAACAACGCAGGCGCGTCGATGCGCGCCACGATCAACAAGGCGGCTGCGGCTGACGATGCCGCGCTCAACTGGCAGACCGGATTCAGCACGCGCGCGCTGGAAGGTCTGCTCGGCACCGACAACTGGCAGATCAAGGTCAGCCCGGATGGATCGACCTTCTACGACGCGGTGATCGCGGATCGCAATTCCGGCCGGATGCGCTTTCCGGTGGGCGTGGCGCTCGACCCGCTGGCGGCCGATCCCGGCACGCCTGCGGACGGCTGGCTCTGGTTCAACAGCACCGCCGGGCAGTTGCGCGCGCGGCTCGGCGGGATCACCCGGTCCCTGGCGGACGAGGATATCCCCTGGCTTTCGCCGGTCGTGGGCGACTTCCTGCTCACTACGATCGGCGCGGGCGGGGCGGCACCCGGCACGCTTGCGGGCGTGGCCAACCAGTTCGATCTGTTCCCCTTCAGTCCGCGCGCCGACGTGACGCTCGACCGGCTGGCGATCAACTGCACCGGGGCAGTCGCTTCGGCCCTGGCAAAGATCGCGGTCTACACGTCGGACGCGAACGGCCGCCCGGATCAGCGCCTGACCGAGACCGGCGATCTGGACTGCTCGACCACCGGAGCAAAACTCGCGACGGTGTCGCTGACCCTGCGGCGGGGCACGGTCTATTGGATCGGCGTCCGGCACAATTCCACCGCCACACTCTCCGCCTGGGCCGCGACGGCGACCCCCGACATCAACGGCGGGGCCATCGCAACAACCGCCCGCAAGGTGCTGCGCCGGACGCTGGCCTATGCGAATGCCGCGCCCGCCAGCTGGGCCTTCGTCTCAAGCGAGATCAATGCCGGACCTGCCACCGCCGTCTGGCTGCGTGCCACATGATGCCTCTCCATAGCATGCAAAGGAGCCGGAAATGACCGAGCGCCCCGATCTGATCAACTGGCTCTGGACCGAGCCCGGCAAGGCCGCCCTGGCCGGTGCCCTTGGTGGCATCGTCCGCTGGGTCACGTTACGCGAACATTGGCGGGACGGTGTGCTGTCGCTGCTCGTCGGCTCGATCTGCGCCGTCTATCTTGGTCCGCTCGTCGCCCCGATCCTCGAGCCGGTGATCGGCAAGCTCGCTCCGGGCGGCGACAGCGCCGGGTTCTCGAGCTTCGTCGTCGGCATCGGCGGCATGTCGATCTCTGGCCTGATCATCGACATCTTCCGCGCCCGGCGCGCCGACAGTGCCAGGGCTGACACCGCCCGGAAGGACGACGATGCGCAGCCGTGACCTGCCCAGCCTGTTGCGCCGAGAGGGCCGCGTCTGGCTCGTCGCTCTCGCCTGCGGCGTGGTGCTGTTCCTGATCTTCTGAACCGCCCACTTGCCTTTCGATCTGCAGCCCGCCCGCCTTGTGGCGGGCTTTTCTTTGGAGAGAACCAATGACCGGACCCCCGATGATCCTCCAGGGCGCCGCCCGCTACCCCGTGCGCGAGATCATCCTGCATTGCAGCGCCACGCGGCCGGAATGGATGGCCAACGCTCCCCTCTCTGCCAAGCGGGCGGAAATCCAGCGCTGGCACATGCAGGATCGGGGCTGGCGCACCATCGGCTATCACTGGCTGATCGACTTCGATGGCCAGCGTGCCGCAGGACGCCCCGAGACCGACATTGGCGCGCATGTCGTGGACCACAATCGCGGCACGATCGGCATCTGCCTGATCGGTGGGCACGGGGCCGATGCCGACGACCAGTTCGGCGATCACTTCACCGCGCCGCAGGCCCGGACCCTGCGCGCCCTGATCGCAGACATCCGCAGCCGGACCCAGATCGAACGCGTCACCGGCCACAACACCTATGCCGCAAAAGCCTGCCCGGGCTTCCGCGTCGCGGGTTGGATTTAGGTCCGCCCGCCAACCCCGCCTTTCACCAACCAAACCCAACCCAAACCCGCGGCGCTGTGCCGTCGGTACCGGCGCGCTTGCGCCCTGAAAGGAGACTTCGATGCTGACGATGATTGACGGATACAAGACCTACCTCGTGATGGCCGCCCTGCTGGCGGTCGTGGTTCTGGAAAAGGGCCTCGGCCTCGACGTCCCCGGCGTGGCGCTGGGCGAGGACTGGATGCTGGTGGTGATGAACGCCATCGGCCTCGGAACCCTGCGCCACGGCATCCAGAAGAGCGGGTTCTGACCGGCCCGCAGCCACCCCCACTCCGTGCAGCAACGCCCCCTCGGTTCCGCCGAGGGGGCATTTGCGCTTGCGGTCCCCCAGCACCGAGGCCCCGGCATGACCAAGCCCTTCACCTATCTCAGCGTCTGCAGCGGGATCGAGGCGGCCTCGGTCGCCTGGGAACCCCTGGGATGGAAACCGGCAGGTTTCGCCGAGATCGACCCTTTCGCCTGCCATGTGCTGGCACACCGGCAACGCGGCACCCGACCGATGTTCATGCCGGACCCCGCCGCTGCCCCCGGCTTTGTCGAACGACGCAAGCGGATGGCCGCGATCAAGGCGGTCGCCGGGCTGCCCGATCCGGGCACCGCAAACCTCACCCCGAACTTCGGCGATCTCGAAGCTTACAGGACCTGGCCCGATGCAGCTTTCGATCTTCTCGTTGGTGGAACCCCCTGCCAGTCCTTCAGCGTCGCCGGACTCCGACAGGGACTGGACGATCCGCGCGGCAACCTGGCCCTCGTCTATCTGGGCGTGGCTGACCGCTACCGGCCCCGTTGGGTGGTTTGGGAGAACGTGCCCGGTGTCCTGTCATCGGGCAATGGACGGGATTTTGGTGCCTTCCTCGGGGGCCTGGGCGAACTCGGGTATGGCTGGGCATACCGAGTGCTGGATGCTCAATACGTGCGAACATGCCGCTTCCCCGGTGCCGTTCCCCAGCGACGGCGACGTGTGTTCGTTGTCGGATATCTTGGAGACTGGCGACCTGCCGCAGCGGTACTTCTTGACCCCGAAAGCCTGCGCGGGAATCCTCCGCCGGGCCGTCGGGCGCGGCAAGGCGCTGCCCCCACCCTTGCAGCGCGCCCTTCAGGCGGTGGCGGGCTTGGCACCGACTTCGATCTCGACGGCGGGCTGATCCCGGCGGTGTCGAGCGCGCTGGCGGCGCGGGATGCCAAGCTGCCGAGGGCGGAGGACAATGTCGGGATCATCCCGGTGGCGCATTCCTTGCGCGCGGGCGGGTTCGATGCGAGCGAAGATGGCACTGGCCGCGGAACGCCCCTGGTCCCCATCGCTTTCTCGGCCAAGGATTACGGCGCCGACGCGGGCGACACTGCGCCGACCCTGCGGGCGATGAACAATGCCGCGAGCCACGCCAACGGCGGCGGCCAGATCGCCATCGCCATTCAGGAACGCGCCGTCAGCGAAAACCCTGCCGCCGGCCCAGACGGGGCCGGGTTCCGCCAGGACGGCGCGGCTTACACGCTTGAGGCCCGGACAGTGCCGCAGGCGGTGGCCTTCGATCTGCGTGGCCGCGAGGGAGGGGCGATGCCGGAAGGCCCGCACGACACGGCCAGCTTGCGCGCCGCCTCCGGCGGGTCATCCTGCAGCTATGTGGCGCAGGAAGCAGACACGCTGATCTGGGCGGTCCGGCGACTGACGCCGCGCGAATGTGAGCGACTACAGGGGTTCCCGGACGATTACACCGACGTGCCCTGGCGCCGCCGGAACTGGACGCCAGACGGGCCACGCTACAAGGCGCTGGGCAACAGCATGGCGGTCAATGTGATGGGCTGGTTGGGGGAGAGGATCGCGGCATTTGTGAAGTAGGTTTGGGAATGGCATTGAGGGGCCAGCTTTGGGGTGGGCCATCCTTTCAACTCAACGTCCGTCCCGGTTGAAGCCCGACTATCCGGCGGCACCAAGCTGCCCCAAGCCACTTCTCCGAAAGTCATCAAGAAACTCTGAGACCGGGTCGACTCCGCTTATCAG